TTTTTACATCATTAAATTAATATCTTGTTGAGAGAGAGAAGATTTAAAGTAAGATACTTTTTTAATTCCACCATTTATGCCATTCGTTTCGCCAACTACGGCATTGTTATTATTTTTTAAAGGCGTAATATTTGGGGTTGAAGACACTAATGTTTTATTAATTAATAAATCAAGAGTTCCACTTTGATAATTTATAACAATCTTATTCCATGTTTGATATTTTAATGCTTTAAATTCATAGAGTTTAATTAACCGATTGGGGTTCTCTCCTTGTTGTGTTGTAGAAGCCCAGAATTCAATCGTATTTTTGTTATATATGACTTTTACAATATCGCTAATGTTTATTAAATTGCTTGATTTATTATAAGCATCAGACACTGACTTTGGTTGAGGAAAAATCCATAGCCAAAATGTCACAGCATAATCATAATTAAATAACTTTTCAGAGGTGTCGACTTTTGAAGTATTCGATAATTTCACGTCTTCATTTGTTAAAAATAATCCTAAATTAGTAACTCTGTCTAATGGAACTGGATCGACCAACAAAATGTTTTCACTTGGGCTCATTATTTTTTTAAAGAGGCTATATAACGCTGGAATCAAGAACTTAAATACGAGTAATAAGGCTTCAATTCCAAGTAAAATTAAGGTATTTTTGCTTGTTTTTAAATAGTCTTCTTTAATCCATTTTGCAAAGCTTATAAATAAACAAGGTAAGAATCCGATTGTAAGGTTTATAAATTTTATAATATGTTCATAATGCTTGAATCCTTCTTTGTTTTTTTGTATATATAAATTCATATAGTATCCTATACAATACCCAAGTAGACCAAAGAGGGTTCCAAGAATCCAGCCTCCTAAAATTGAAAAAATAATGAAAAACGCAAAGGCGATCCCTATTTCACTTTGAAACTCTTCAAACTTTTCGTATAATAAGGACACGAATCCAATTAAAATAAGCACATTTATTATAATTTGTACATATTCCAGTTTGAAAGACGTGAATGTTATTAAAAATAACAACAATATTAATATGGTTAACCCAGTAACCCATAGAAAAGGGCCTCGTACTTTGGTATATAATCCAATATTTAAAATTTTTAAAACATAGTGTTCATTTGATTTATTAAAGGATGTGGATTCATTGTTATACTTATTTATGTCTTCTTCAATTGTTTTTGTTTTAACAATATTATTTTTATCGGCATATTTATTTTTAATAGAGTCTATGATTACATATTTTTTTTTTGCGCGTGGCATTTCTTCACTTGCTTGTTTTAAACTATTTTTAGACGTTCTAAATTCCGTTGTAAGCTTTGCTTTTTTTTGTTGAGGGGTGTCTTCGAAAAGAAGTTTAAGAGATTGCGCATCATAATAATTAATCCAACTTAAAATTAATGTAGTAAATCCAAATCCGCTAAACAAAACAATAAAAAAATTTTTATTGTCATTAAACCAAGTAATGGTTGTCTTAAAATAATTTGTAAAACGTGTATTATAATTTTTTAAATAGGTATAAAGTTGCGAGGTACTTCTTGGTTCTTTATTTTTTTCTATAAAATATTTTTCTATATTTGTTTGTTCTTGCTGTTTAGCATATTCACTACTTAAAGGATCTGGTTCCGTTATAATAGTACCAAATACATAGTAATAAATAATTATCAGGATCAATACAACATACACAATGGTTGAAATAATTAAAATATCAAAATATTTACTTGGGTCTGTAATTTCGGACTCCTGATTCATTATAATTATTATATAGAGAGATAATTATAATCATAAAGTAGTAAAGTAGTAAAGTAGTAAAGTAGTAAAGTAGTAAAGTAGTAAAGTAGTAACTTAGAATTTTTCTAAGGCGGTTTTCTCTCCATGGCAATTACGGCATAAAGCTTCTAAATTACTAATATGATTCGATCCTCCATATTCTAATCGTAACTTGTGGTCTACTTCAAACCAAGCTGGTAATTGACATCCACATTTTCCACATTTCCAATTTTGTTGTGCCGCTATATATTTTTTTTTGGTTTCACTCACACTTCTTTTTACATTCGAATTTGCGTTTGATCCGCTTCCCATCATTCGTTTAATTTGTGAATTTTCTTGGGGATTTGAAGAGTTCAATGTGTTGTAATTGAATGTGGCAAATTTTAATATAGGAGAAAGCATATCTTTGCTGTCTTTATCAATTGGTGTAAATTTAACAAAATTATTGGCTTGAAGACATAAGTCTTTGGTATGTGCTGGATATTTTTTTATAAATAATATAAGCGACAATCCGATAAATCCATAAAATGCCATTTGATAATATTTTTTCCATTGTTTAAGCATTGTTAAATACTTTCCGTCATGATATAGATTTATTATAAAAAACCCTGTAATCCCAATGATTATAAGTTCCAATTTCATATATAAAATTATACTATACAATTAATTTATGTATAATTATGTATAATTATGTATAATTATATATAATTTATGTAATTCTTTTTTACGTTGAAATTTTAGTTAATTTATCAAAAATTAAATCAATTGGTATAACTTTTGTAGCATAAGTATAATTATAACAATACATCAGTAATAGATCTGCGATGTGCGATTTAAAAGTATTCGAATAATGGGATTGTGAACTATCAAGATAATCAGTATAACAAGATATAATGCCATAGATATCTACATTTTTAGAATAAATGGTATCAAAATACTTTACTTTATCAAACACATTGTTTTCAAAATCAATATAGTTAAAAATAGCATAGGAACAATATCTACAAATTAACTCCGTTACAACAAGTTTGAAATTTGTGGATTTTTTTCCTTTAATACTATAAATCTGACTAATGATCCGTATAACATAAAGTTCTGTCTTTTCAAGTCCGAAGAGTTTTATAAACTCTTCATAAATTGGTTTAAAAAATTTTAAAATACTTGACAAGCTTGGACGTTTTTTACTACTACTACTACTACTATATTGTTGTAAATTCCAATTTACTCTCATTAACACCTCCGAATTAAACAGAATAATACTAAACGGCGAGTTAAAATTAATCGCTCCCAAAGATAGGTTTTTAGGTACAGAGTGTTCCGCGTTTTTAAAATCAAGCAATCCAAAATCAATAAGTTTTAAGTTATTATTTTTATATAAAATATTAGACGCCTTAATGTCAAAATGATAAATATTTAATTGATTCATTGGATGAATCGCATTCAATACTAATTTTTTTAAGAGAATCGTTAAATCTTTAAATGAAATTAAGTCATTACGTATTACAATATGTAAATTATTTCCTCCATAAGGCATATTAATAATCATAAACTCATTTAAATGTTCATTAATTGTAGAAGCATTATATGGTTCAATTGTGCGACATTTTTCTAAGTTTGTTAAATCATCACCAACTAACGTATCTGGTTCACATATTGAAATATCCTCTAATAAAAAATATTGTTTATAATTTGGAATAACGCTTAATAATTTACGCATCTTATTATAAATGTCCCACTCACTCCTACTTTCTTCTTTTAGAGATAATTTAGAAATACCACGTGTTCTTGTTTGTTTATTTTTACATTTTAATGCTGGATAAAATACGCAACCATACCCTCCCGCATCAATTAATTGACCCCCTTTTTTAGATTTATTGTGTTTAGACTTACCTTGTGTAGACTTACCTTGTGTAGACTTACCTTGTTTAAAGTTACGTTTTTTTTTTTTAGTTTCATGCATCACTAGTAACTTATACTATATATATATATTAAGTTTTTTTATAATAATAAATAGATAAAAAAAGTAATCCCAAAATTACTAACAAAGAAATATGATCTTTTTTGATAATAATACTATTTGATTTATTCATTTTATTATATTCATCATGACGAGTATAATGTTTATAATATTCTTCTAAACTTTCAGACAAAGTAATTTGCTTATACTCTAATTCTTTATTCACTCTGTTATGAATAAAATACATCCATTTTATAAATTCTTCTCTTGAATCTAAATAGGGAGTCACTGGATAAGTATCCAATAACTTACTTAAAAAATTCCCCATATTCTCGATTGGTATAAATAATGGCAAGTTTTGTATAAAATCATAATATTTTTTTTTAATTGTTTCATTGGGTTTGATTGGATAGGTTAACGCAATTGTATGTAACACAAACCAATAATGCGGCCCCCATACCTTAGGATTTAAACATGTTTGATTGAATGACATAAAATAAAGATATATAAAAAGAATTTATATATAACTTATAATACATACTATACCATAGAATTAATGACCGAATATACATTTTGTAATAATTGTGGAAAACATGGACACTTATTTCATCAGTGTAAAAATCCCATTACAAGTAGTGGAATTATTGTATATAACAATACAAACAATACAAATAATACAAACAAATCTGAATTAAAATTTTTAATGATTTGTAGGAAAGATAGTTTAGGCTATGTAGATTTTATTAGAGGTAAATATCATTTGTTCAATAAACGATATATATTAAATATTATAAATGAAATGACAAATACAGAAAAAAAAAACATATTAGAAAAAGAGTTTGATGAATTGTGGCATGACTTATGGGGTAATTACATAAGCATTCAATATAAAAGTGAATATACAAGCTCAAAAGAAAAATTTGCCATGTTAACCTTAGGCATTAAATTAAAAACTGGCGAATTTAATTTAGCGTCTTTAATAAAAGAATCGCACACGAGTTGGAATGAGCCAGAATGGGGATTTCCAAAAGGACGACGAAATATACAAGAGAAAGATTTATCCTGTGCGGTTCGAGAATTTGAGGAAGAAACTGGTTGTTCAAAGGAGGACTTGAAACTCATTTACAATTTATTACCAGTAGAAGAGTTATTTACTGGTTCAAATTATAAATCTTATAAACATAAATATTACCTTGCTTACATGGATGATAATGTAAATTTAAAAAATTATCAAAAATCAGAAGTTAGTAAAATAGAATGGAAAACATATAATGAATGTCTGGAACAAATAAGACCTTATAATGAAGAAAAAATAGACATATTAAAACGAGTGGCTACGATCATAACAAATTATATTATTCTTTAAGTTGCTTTTTAATACTATTTATAAATAAGGATACTATTTATAAATATTATAAATAAATACCTATTCTATATATAATATGAGTTCCTCTAAAAATTTAGAAGAAGAAGAACATCAACTATGGGAAGACAGCAATGACGAGTATAAACATTTGTACCCAAATATAAACGATAAGGCTTTTAATAGAAAAATTGCTGAAAAGCAAGAATTTAGTGACACAAAATATAAAGGAGCCTTTGTCGATATAAATGAAGAATCAAAACGATTATGTCTAGGCGATTTTGAATTAGCACCGCATCAGCAGTTTGTAAAAAATTTTTTATCCTATCATACCCCGTATAATAGTTTATTGTTATATCATGGATTAGGAAGTGGTAAAACTTGCTCGGCAATTGGTGTCGCAGAAGAGATGAGAGATTACATTAAACATTTAGATGTTAAAAAAAAAATTATTATTGTTGCAAATCCAAATGTTTTGGAAAATTTTAGACTTCAATTGTTTGATGAACGAAAATTAGTGCAAAGTAATGGGACATGGACAATTAAAAATTGTATTGGAAATAAATTATTAAAAGAAATTAACCCATTAAATCTACAAGGATTGACAAAAGAAAAAATTATCAAATTAATGAATACTTTAATTGATAAATATTATTCTTTTTTTGGATATTTGAAGTTTGCCAACGATATAGAAAAAATAACCATTCTCTCCTCCGAAAGTAAAACTAAAGACGCAATCATTAAAAAAAAATTAGAAAAAGAATATAAAAATACATTACTTATAATTGATGAATTTCATAATATTAAAAATACAAATGATACCTCTAAAATAATCTATGATAAGAAAAAAAAAATAGTAAAAGAGAATACAAAAATTCTACGCAATTTTCAATTGCTTTTTAACAACGTAAGCGAACTTCGTTTATTATTTTTATCGGCTACGCCTTTATATAATAATCATGAAGAAATCATTTGGATTTTAAATATTATGAATAAAAATGATCGTAGAGATAAAATAAACAAGTCGGATATATTTGATAAACAAGGCAATTTTGTTGAAGGAGGCGAAGAACTTTTAAGAAGAAAGGCGACTGGCTATATTTCCTTTGTAAGAGGCGATAATCCTTATTCCTTTCCATTTAAAATATGGCCATACGATTTTGCCCCAGAAAAAACAAATTATGATAGCAACAAAGAAAGAATATGGCAATCAAATGAACCTTCTTCTTTTCAAGGACAATATACTTATCCAATTATAGATTATAATAACAATTATATCAGCAATACAAGTCACACTACTATTAATTACCTCTCCCTTTATTTGGTTGAGTTAGGAAAATATCAAAATGATGTATATACAATCACTCTTAATAATATTTTAAGCAGACAAAAAAAAATAGACACTGA